AGGGCGGGGGCTTGGCCCCCGCTGAGGAGACGGAAGGCGAGTTTGATGCGCGCGAGTTTGTTCGCAGTCGCGTGCCTCGCATTTGACGTTTCCTGGTTTGGTTTCTTGAGTTTGTAGAGGAGAAGATATGGTGGCTGTTGTTCATTCCCCGGTGAAGCCGGAAAAGCTCGCGGCGACGGCGGTCGCGCTGACTGAGCGTGAGCTGGTTGTTCCGACCCTGTTCGCAAAGAAGGGCATCGAGGACTTCAAGGGTGCCAAGGATGACACTCTGAATGTGAAGGTTCCGGGTATTCTGCCCGCGCACGATTATGAGTGGCGTAATAACCGTGCGCAGGAACTGATTCTTGATCCGTACAAGGAGCGCAAGATTGCGGTCCGTTTCGGCGGTAACGCGTATTCTGCGACGTCGCTGACGGATGAGGAGTGGGAGTTCGACTTTGACGGTTGGGGCAAGTCGATTCTTCCGGCACAGGCGCATGCCGTTGCGCGCAAGCTGGAATACGGGGCCGTGAAGGCCCTTAAGACGGGCAAGTACACGGTGGAGATTGGCGCGAAGGAAAACAATGTCCTCAAGGATATTATTGAGGCGCGCCGCGCTCTGAACCTGTTGGGCGCGTCGAAGGTGTCGCGTACGCTGGTTGTGGGTTCTGACTGGGATACGCTGCTGCAGTCGGCGGACTTTGTGAAGGCCGCGTCGGTTGGCGACAAGCTGGCGGAGACGGCGTTCGCGGACGCTGTTCTCGGTAAGGTCAAGGGATTCAACATTGTTGTGTCTGAGGACTTGCCCGCTGACGAGGCTTACGCTCTGGCCGGTGACGCGTTCATCTTCCTTAACGCGGCCCCGCATGTTCCTGAGTCGGTGAAGGGTGCGACCAGCATTTCCGATTCGGGCATTTCGATGCGTTGGCTGCGTGACTACGATGCGATGCACCAGCAGGAGCGTTCCACGGTTAACACCTGGTATGGCTTCCAGCAGGTTCTCGATCCCATCGTCTATTGGGATGAGGCTGCTGGTGTGGAGAAGATTTCGGACGACCAGTACACGCTGCGCGCTGTGAAGCTCAAGCTGGGCGGCACGGACAAGTACTTTGCTGAGGGCACTGACAAGACTGTTGTGGGTAAGGCGCTTGGTTTGGATAAGCGTTCTAAGCACACGACTGCGGCTGTTGGTTGAAGTGCTGGTCCAGTGGTTCCGGCCTCGGGGGCGAGTGGTCCGCCGCCGCCCCCTGAGATGGAGCAGCTGGACCACCTGTGATCGCGGGGTGGCGTCCCTGTGGGTTGGCTTGCATTCCGTCAATGTGCGCGAGGTGTCAACCCGTGGGGCGCGCCCCTCGTTTGCGTGAAGGGGGTGTTTGCGTGAGTGAAGCTGAGGAAACGTCCCCGCCCGTGAGTGAGGCTGAGGCTGTTCGGCGCAGGGAGATGTTGATTAGCGTTGCTGAGTTGGAGGCTCGTCTCAAGTATGCGTTGTCGCCTGATGAGAAGGATACGGCGGCGGCGGTGATTTGGGATGCGTCGAACTTGGCGAGGTTGCATGGCCGTCCGTCGTGGATGGCCGATGCCGTTCCCCCGGTCGTTAAGACAATTGTCCGTAACGCGTGTGTCCGCTACATGGACTTGTCCGAGTCCGTTGTTCAGTCTCGTGCCGGTGATGAGACGGAGGCGTATACGGATTTGGCGTTGCGTACGGGCACGGTGTTTTATACGCCGGATGAGGTGCGGACGTTGCGCCAGGCGGCGGGGCTGGATTCGACCCTGAGTGTTGTTCACACGTTCGTCCATTCCTCTACCGCGCCGACGTCGAGGGATGTTGACCGTGGTTGGCATCGTTGTGACTGGTGGTTGCCGGGCGCTCGCTTCAAGTGGAGTGAGGGGGACTTGGATGGCGGTCGGTAGGCACAGGGGGCTAACGGGCGTCTTGTATGGGCGTAAGCGTGCGCGGGACGCCAGGGGGAACCTGGTGACTGTTCCCGACTTGGAGCGCCCGTACAAGTGTCGCATGTCGATGAAGCAGATCAGGGCGAATCGTGGTGCGGCGAAGGGCCAGTTGACGAACGAGGTTGCGTTGATTCTGGTTGAGCCTCGCACGGTTGACGGCGAGTTGTTGACGGATGTTGGCGCGTGGACGTTGATTGAGTTCGATGGGAAGCAGTGGGATGCGGCTGCGCCCCCGGCGTTGAAGCGGGGGACGCGCAGGACGACTCATTGGGAGTTTGAGTGCCGTCCGCGTCCGCCGTCGAACTTGGCTGGGATTGGTGGTGGTGTTGGTGCCAGTGACCATGTTGGTGACGCCGCAGCGGTTGAATAAGATCGTGTCTCATATGCCGCAGGTGCGGCGTGAGGTTGCGGCGCAGACGGGCAGTAGGGCGCAGGTTGCTAGGGCGAGGCTTGCCGCCCACCACTACCAGGGGCACGCCAAGATCGAGTCCTACGTGGCCCTGACTGATGGTTACATCGTTCTGAGTGACGAGGATGGTTACAAGGCTGCGGCGGCTATCGAGTATGGGCGTCGTGGTGAGGTGAGGTCTAAGCCGGTGTTTGACAAGGCGGGTCGTGTTGTTGGCCGGAGGGTCGTGCATATTGGCCCGTCTCGCGGCGTGGGGGCGTTGGCGGCTGCTGCTGCTGGTGGCCGTGTTTGATGCGTCGAAGTTGGACCCTGGCAAGCATGTGACGGTTGAGACGTTCCTGCCTGGCTGGCTTGAGGCGGACCTGCCTGACGGCGTGACCTGCAGGTCTCGCGTCGAGGAAGGCGACTCGGTCCCGTACGTGATGGTTGTGGAAGTGCAGCCGACGACGGGAGGCCAGTTCATTCGGTCGGATGATGCTTTGGACGTGTTGGAGTTTGAGGTTCACACGTTCACGTCCGGTTTGGACGCTGAGGATGTTGCGTGGCGGTTGTCCTGGTCGATTATCAAGTTGTTGCGCGAGTATGCGGCGCGGGGCAGGCGTGTTCCTGGCAGGGAGTCTTTTGTGAAGGCTTTTGAGCTGATGGAGCGTCCGCGTCGTCGTGAGGACTGGGCTGATTCTACTGGCCCGGTCCAGTATCAAGATTTGCCGGTCGGGATGGAGCGTTTCGTGTTTCAGGCGCGGCTGGTTGTGTTGCACCGATGATGGTGCAGGGAGTGTGAGGTTGTTATGGCGATGGATGATGATAAGACTTTGATTGTGGCGACTGCGCAGATTTACACTGCGCCGGTTGACACAAAGTCTCCGACTGTGGCTAATTACAAGACGAATAAGACGACGGCTCTGACGGGCTGGACGAATATCGGCCACACGTCGGCTGAGAATCCGTTCAAGATTACTAAGGGTGGCGGAGATGTCAGTACTAAGGGGTCGTTGCAGAAGAAGAAGTTGCGCACGTCCATTAGCGACGTGAGCTATTCGCTTGAGATTTCCCTTGAGCAGTTCGATGCCCCGTCGATTAAGCGTTACCTGGGCGCTAACGCCGTGACGGTGGATGGCATCACGTATGCCAAGAGCAAGCCCACGGCGGAGCATTGCGCTCTGCTTATTGTCATCGAAGATGAGGGGAACATCTGCCTCATCCACGCTGGCAAGTGTGACATTGTTGCCAATGGCGACCTGGATGTCAACAACGTGGAGGACTTGGTGTCCCTCCCCGTGAAGTTCGAAATCTTGGAGGACAAGAACGGCAACACTATTGGCATTGGCGAGGTCGCTTCCTTGGCCTGATGCTTGGGGGCGGCTCGCGTGGGCGGATGCCAGGGTGGCCATGTGGGTCGCCCCCTTTTCATTTTCCTGGCATACCACTGTGGCATATTTTGTGGAGGTTTGTGATGACTGCTTTTGATTTCGAGAATCTTGACCTTGACGCGCTGCGCGCTGAGGCCAACAACAAGTACAAGAACCTTGTTGTTTCCGGTGTCGAGTTCCGTGGCCTTATTCGCATGAGCAAGGATGAGCGTGCTGAGTATCAGCGTCTGTTGGCTGCGCGCAATGAGGCTGATGGGGGCATGTCGGATATTGTTGATTTCTATCGCGCCATGCTGTTGCTGACTGCGGCGGATAAGGTTGCGGCGGAGAGTTTGCTGAACGATATTGGCGATGATGCGGCTGTGCTGGACACCCTGGTGACTGCGTATTTCGAGTACACGCAGGTGGGGGAAGCCTAGCCGTCGCGGACCTGGTAGATAAGGCGGGGACGGGGATTTACGTTGACTTTCGACTTCACTATGGGATTGACTTGGTTGAGGCGATTGAGAGTGGTTCCCCGTCCCCGCGTTTTTTGCTTGCTCTGGTGCGCGGGTTGCCGGATGGTTGTTGGACGCAGGCGTTGTTGGCTGAGGTTCCTGAGTTGCGTGGGTGGACTCGGGAGATGTCTTTGTTGGCGGACGTGTTTGACAATATTTCGGTGAATACGGTGGCGACTGGTTTTGGGAAGTCGCGGCGTCCGCATTTGTGGCCTGGCCGTCCTGGGGTGAAGCGAGTGTTTGCGGCGGATAAATGCACTGTGCGGGGTGTGAGGCAAATGTTTGTTGACGCGATGGGCGCGTGATGCTGGGGTGTTTGCCTCGCCCCCCTCACGGGGCTTGTTGTTGTGTGTGAGGGGGGTTTGTTGTGGGTGCTGAGGCCGGTAATGTTGTTGCGCGTCTTGCGGTGAAGGTGACGCCGGATACTGAGAAGTTTTACGGTGATTTGGCGCGCAAGCTGGAAGTGATTGAGAAGCGCTTGCGGCCCTTGGAGGTCGGTATTGACCTTGATGAGGATGGGCTGCGTGAGCGTGTTCGTTTGATGTCTGCGAAGGCGCAGGCGGCGGTGAAGGATGTCCAGATGGGCGTCCATTTTGATGAGCGCGAGTTTGCGAAGATTGGCGCGATGGCCGACAGGTTGGATGACGCGGCGGAGCGTCAGTCTGGCGCGTTGGCGAAGGTGTACGACGGTGACATGAATACGATCAGGCGGCACTGGTCGGCGGCGTTGGATGCGATGAAGCGGGATGCGGCGAAGAAGCTGCGCCTTGGTGGCCCTCACGCGGATGAGGATACGTATTGGCGTGGGCATACGGATTCGGCGTTTCGCGCGTGGTATGGGCGTCGTGGCGAGGCGATGCGCAGGGCGTTCCGCGAGTTGGGGCCGGTCGAGTTTGAGATGCGCCCGGCGTCTGGCTGGCAGGATAAGGCGAAGGGGCTGCTTGATGGTTTCTTTAACAAGGAATATACGGGCCGGGTTCGTTGGACTGTCGATGAGGACTTGAATGATGTGGGCGCGTTGCGTCGCCTGCGAGCTCGCATGGAGCGCGAGTTTACTCAGGGCTGGAAGTACGTGGTTGATCCCGATATTGACGTGAAGTCTGGCCGCGTGGATGCGGCGTTGGACAAGCTACGTCAGGAGATTCGTGAGAGAGCTTTTGGGAAGCATGACGCTTTCCATTTGGAGATTAAGCCTCACATGAGTGACCATGAGCTGCGCGAGGCTGGCCGCAAGCTCAAGCGATTTAAGCGCAAATGGGACGACACTGAGCTTGAGTTCAAGATCGGGTTGGACCATTCAGCGCGGTATGTGGCGGCGGCTCGCCTGGCTATTTTGGCTCGTGACAGGTGGGTGAAGCTGCGGCCTGTGATCGACCATAAGGCGATGGTGATCGCCAGGGAGACGCTTGCGGCGATGTCGGGTTGGCGTTTGGCGTCGGACTTGACGCATAACGTCTGGGACCTGGTAAAGAATCTGGACAAGATGGTGCCGTTGATTGGTTCCGTTGGTGCTGGGTTTGCGGTGGCTGGTTCTGGCGTGACTCAGCTGTTGAAGCACACGTTTACGCTTGGTGGCGCGGTTGGTCACGTGTTGCAGGCGGCGGCGCTGCTTGGTCCGACTCTGGCTATTTCGGCTGGATTTATCGGGTACACGGCGGTGCAGGCTGCGAAGGTTGCGACGGAGATTGTGCCCGGCCTTGAGGACGCTTTCCACAAGATGAATGACGCGGCGCAACACGGGTTCTGGGATGCGGTGTCGGACGATCAGATAGCGAAGATTACAGATTCGTTTTTCCCTGAGTTGGCGTCCGGGTTCGACAGGTTATCGAAGGCGATGGGTGGCCATTTCGGCAAGCTGGTAGATTCGTTTGACCGTGTGCTCAAGCCTCGTATTGCTGAGATGTTTGAGCATTCAGCCGCGGGCGTTGAGGCGCTTGGTGAGCATACGGATTCGTTGATGACGATTCTGGGCGTGCTGGGTAAGCACGGGTCCAAGACGATGGAGCGTTTTCTGGGGTTCCTTGGTCAGGCGACGGACAAGTATGCGGATTGGCTGGTGAAGGCTGAGAAGTCGGGCCGGTTGCAGCAGATCATTGACCGGGGCATTGACACGTTGAAGGATTTCGGTCGCGCCGTATTGAGTGCGGGCGGCATTCTTCACGGGTTCTATAAGGCGGCTGAGGCTGAGGGCGGCGCGACGATGAAGCGTTTCGCTGACGGCATGGAGCAGGTCAACCAGGCTGTGAATAGCAGCGGGTTCCAGACTGGCCTCAAGCGCGTGTTCTGGGGTATGAATCAGGCGTGGTCGTCGTTCAAGTCTGAGACGCGGGGCGTGTGGGGCGAGTTCGCAACGTCGTGGTCGAAGCTGGCCGCTGAGGCTGGCGAGGCGATGGGGCGCGTGGGCGGCAAGTTCACGAAGGCATTGTTGACGTCGTTTAGTGGCGCTGATTTCAATCGAGGCTTTACGAGGTTCTTTGACGGCTTGGCGGACGGCTTGTCTCGTATTGCTGGCGTGTGGCCGAAGGTCTCGCAGGGCCTGGGGTCTTTGATGTCATTCATGGGGTCGCTCGGTAAGGGCCTGTCGCCCGTGATTGGTTCGACTTTGGAGGCGTTGGCTAATGCGGCGCAGAAGCTGGGTCCGGCATTGTCGAGGGCTGTGGAGCATGGCGGTCCAGCCTTGGGTCGTGCCATCGAGTCGTGGGGCCGGGTTGCGACGCCGGTTGCTGAGGCGTTGGCAAAGCTACTTGATGTTCTGGTTCGCATTCCTGGCGCGGTTGAGGCGGTGGCGACGGGGTTCCTGGCGTTCCGTGGTATCTCGTCTGCGGTGACGTTGATTGGTGCAATGCGCGGCGCTGTGTCGGGGTTGCGTGAGGACTTGTTGTCGGCGCGTGACGCGATGGCGAGGTTTGCGACGGCCCGTTCGGGTTTGGCTGCGGCTGAGGGCGGTGCGGCGGCTGGCGAGGCTGCTGCGGTGGCTGCTGGCGGCGCGGCTGGCCGGTTCGGTAGTGTTGCCGCTAAGGCGTCGGGCGCGATGCGTGGCCTGGCGTCGGGGGCGGCTGGTGTAGTGTCGTTTTTGGGTGGCCCGTGGGGGCTGGCTATTGCGGCTGCTGCGGCTGCTGTTGGCGGACTGGCGTCTGTGGTGAACCGGGCGTCGGACGCGTTGGGTTCGGACTTGGCGGACGCGTTGTCTCGTGTTGCTGAGGGCGCTAATGGGGCGTCTGAGTCTGTTGCGTCTTTGGTTGGCCAGGTGAGTAAGGCGGCTGGCAAGTCTGGCTTCCTGGGAAATGTGGGCAACGGCTTGGATTCGGCGTTGACGAAGTACCGCAACAAGGCGCGTTGGATGAATTGGCTGGATAGTGGCACGTTCGGCCTGTCGAGCGGCCCGACTGGCGTGTTTAGCGCTAACGCGTCTGCGGCTGCGACGAATATTGCTGACGCGTTTGAGCGTATCGGCGAGATTGCCCGGTCGGGCAACACGGTTGGCGCGGCTGAGGCCGTGCGCCAGTTGCGCACTGAGCTGATTAAGGGTGGCGCGTCTACTCAGGCATGGGATACCTCGTTGGATTCGGCGTTGGATTCTGTGACTGGTTTGCGTGCTGGCCTTGAGAGTTACGCGCGGTCTGTGGGTGCGGCGACTGACGCGCAGTCGTTGCATAACCTGGTGGCTGGTGAGACTAGCTTGGTGTGGAAGAAGATGCAGGACGATCAGGCTCGGTTGGCTGAGAATGCTCGCTTGTTTGGGAAGGCTTTGGATGGCCAGTTCGACAAGTGGGGGTTTGGTGCTGAGAAGGCTGAGGGTTTGCATGCTGCGATTGAGCGTGTGGGCCGGTCGATGATCGACGTGGGTGCTGCGGCCAGGGATGCTAATGGTGAGGTTGTTCAGTCGGTTGAGGGCGTGTTGGCTAATTTGCAGGCGCAGGTTGATGCGCAGGCGGCGGTTGCGCAGAACATGTTGGACTTGGCTCAGGCCGGTTTTAACACGCAGGTGTTGGAGGAGCTGGCGAAGCTCCCGCAGGGTGCGCAGTATTTGCAGCAGTTGAAGGATGCGTTGGCGGATACTTCCGAGGCTGGTCAGGCGAAGTTGCAGGAGTTGATTGATGCGACTAACCGGGTTGGTCCGGCGTTGTCTGGTATGGCGTGGGATGCGTCGGCTGGGTTGAAGGCGTTCCATGATGCTGTGACTGGCGCGTTTGACCAGACGAAGGCTGACGTTGTGTCGGCGTTGGATTCGTTGGGCGTGGACGCGTCGGTGAAGGCGGCGGTTGCTGGCGCTAAGACGGCTGAGGAGCTTGTGAAGGCTTTGTCGGATGCGGGCGTGCAGATCACTAAGACGGCTGACGGTTGGGCGTTGACGTTGAATGGTAAGACGGCGGCGTTTAATGCGGCTGGTAAGGCTGCGGGTCAGGCGTATGCGAATGGGTTCAAGGATGGTATTCCGTCGCCGATTGATCCGTCGAAGGTGACGCAGGGCGGCAATTGGTGGGCTCAGCAGGGCGCGCAGCATGGTGCGAGTTGGGCGCAGGGCTGGAAGCAGGGCGCGCAGCAGGGCGCACCGTCTATTGACTGGAACCAGCTTGGCGGCGGCGCTAACTGGCCTGACCTGGGTGCGCAGCATGGCGCTGGGTACATGTCTGGGTTCGTGTCTAGTTTGCAGTCTGCGAATGTTGCTGGCGCGTTTATGGGCGAGTGGGGTTCGCATGGGCCTGAGTATTTTGGTCTTGGCGCGAATGCTGGTAGCCAGTATGCGACTGGCGTACAGTCGCAGGCTGGTGCGGCTGGTGCGGCTGGCGCGCAGCTTGGCTGGTCTGCTCGTTCTGGCGCGGCTGGCGCTGATTTGCCGGGGCATGGGTCTGCGGCTGGCGCGGGGTATGCGTCGCGCGTGGCTGCTAGTAGTGGTTCGGCGCATGGTGCTGGTGCGGCGTTGGCTAATGAGGCTGTGGCTGGCGCGTCGTCGGCTGGCCCGCGTTTGGCGGCTTTGGGTGCGTCGGCTGGTGAGTCGTTTGCTCGTTCGGTGAGGGCTAAGGTTGCTATGGCTGTGGCGGCGGCGAGCTCTATGGCTCACGCGGCGGCTGCGGCGGCTAGTAGCGTGCTGAAGATCAACTCGCCGTCGAAGGTGTTCCGTAATATTGGTGACGGCGTGCCGGAGGGTTTTGCGCTTGGTATCGAGCGGTCCTCGGGGTTGTCTACGCAGGCGGCGCAGGATATGGCTATGTCTACTGTGGAGATGACGCGCGAGTCGTTGGATATTAACAGTCCGTCGAAGGTGTTCCGTCGTCTTGGCGGGTTTGTGTCCGAGGGGTTCGCTGAGGGCATTCACGGGTCGGCTGAGCTGGCGGTGCGTGAGGCTGAGGCGATGTCTGCTCGCGTTGTTGAGGCGGGTTCGGGCGCGCGGATGCGCGTGTTTGACGGCGGCAGGTTTGACCTGTCGCAGGATTCGCGTGTGACTGTTCGTGTTGATCCTGATTCGTTGCGTGGCGCGAAGTTTGGTTTGCGCCTGTCGGATGAGACGGAGCTGGAAACGTTCGTCAGTGATGTCGCTGATGGGCGTGTCATTGAATACGCGCGTATGGGCGCGTAGCAGCCCCTTGTGGGGCGGGCGGCTACTCTCCTACCGGCGTGGTCTGGTGGGGGCGTGGTCGCCCGCCTGAGGGGCTTTTTGGAGGTGTTTAGATCGTGGCTCAGCGGCCAGTGTTTAAGGGTTTTATTCACCGCGTGACGGGGTTGCCGACGTTCGTGGTTGACGTGGGCGGCGTGCTGAAGGCGGACGGCAAGCGGGTGTGCGCGGTAACGCAGCGGTGGAAGGATTCGTTTTTTGACCCGTGGGTGTTTTCTTACGTGCTGGCCCCGGTTGGCGAGGCTGTCAGTTACACGCTCGAGGGGGATGACGGGCATACGTATGGTCCGGTGTGGTTGACGCGGACGGCGAATGGTTGCCCGGATGGTGGCGCGATGGTTGCAACCCAGTCTGGGCGGGGGGTGTTCGTGGACTTGTATGAGGACACGGGTGACCCGCTGCAGTGGGAGAACCAAGTGAACGAGTTCGAGAATGGCGTGGTCCGGTTTAAGCGTGGCACACTGTCGGGGTCGTCTAGGTTTGTGGTGGATACGCCGGAGCGTGTGCGTGAGGTTCGCGCCGTGTTGGAAGCGCCGGGGCTGACGTTGATCTCGCTCGGGCAACCGGCCAAGGGCGTGGATGGCGTGCGGTGTGTTCTGGTGAAGTCGGCCCGTTATGATCGCTTGTCTCCCGAGGGGGATCGTCAGATTGATGTGGAGTGGGTGTTGAAGCCGTTCAAGGGTCCTGCGGGCGAGGGCGGTTTGGATGGTGCGGTTGTTCCCGGAGTGACGTGGGGTGACGCTATCTCCCAGGGCCGCAAATGGGGCAATTGGACGACGATGGACGTGTTGAAGGCTGTGGGGTATGTGGCGTGAGAAGTCCTGAGGGTCTTGATGTTGAGGTGTTGACGAGGCCGTGTCGCGTGTGGAGTACCGTGACGGTGCGGCGTGGTCCGACTGTGTTGGCTGCGGACGTGGAGTTGGAGTCGGGCCAGTTGGAGTTGTCGTCTGGTCAACAGACGCAGGAGCGCCTGTCGTTCACATTGTCCCCGGATTGGACTCCGGTGAATGAATGGTCGCCGTTCGCCCCGTACGGTCAGGTTGCTCGCTTGATGGTGCATGTGGAGCCGGACGGTGGCGAGGCGTTCACGGTGGACAGGGGGTCGTTCCTGTTGCACGAGGTGACGTGGGATGCGGGCGAGGGGACGGCGGTGAAGGTGACCGCGTATTCGTTGTTGCAGCGTCTTGTGGATGACGATTTCCCGTTCCCGACGTCGCCGGACGGGTCGTCGTTGCGCAGGGAGGTTGAGCGGTTGTGCGCCCCACATCTGGTTCCCTCCCTTGACTGTGGAGAACGTACGCTTCCTGGCGGCTTGTCGTGGGGCAACCGCAGGGTGGAGGCGCTGGGGAAACTAGCTGACATGTTTGACTTGCGGTTTTACGTTGGCGCGGATGACATGTTGCATTTGGTGGACGCTCGTAATGTTCGCGTGGTGGCCTCGTATTCGGGTGAGGATTTGTTGCTATCGGAGGCCAGGAAGGCGTCGCATGCAGTGCCGAACAGGTGGACGGCTGTCGCGGATAAGACGGGTGGCGGCAAGTCGCATGGTGGCGAACGGTATTCGCACACGGTTGAGGTGAATGCGGGGCCTCGCACGGTGAGTCTGTACGGGGTGGTGCATAAGGTTTTGCAGGTTCAGGACGGGTCGCAGGATGCGGTTGTTGCGGCGGCTGACCGTGCGATGCGTGAGGCGACTAGTGGCGCGGATCAGCATAGTTTCAAGATCGTCCCGGATTACAGACTGGATTTGGGTGACGTGGTAACTGTGACGCCTGTTGAGGGTGATCCTGTGACCGGGCCTGTGACTGGTTTGGTGATGAGTTTGGCGAGCGATGCTGCGGCAATGCGCGTAGATGTGAAGAATCGAGTGGTGCTGTGAGTGGTGTAAAGAAGTCGTTTTGGTTGGATGCCCCGGCTCGTGGAGGCGTGGAGTCTGGTTCGATGCCTGGCACTGTGGTGGGTGCTGGCGAGAATGGGACGGTCAGGGTTGCTGTTGGCGGCGAGGGGAATGTGGTGAATGTGCCGTCTGGTGGCGGCGTGTTTGCGCATGGTTCCGAGGTGCGTGTGCAGGTTGACGCGTCGGGCGCGCCGACTGGCCTGTTGGATGCTGGCCCGGCTGTGACCGAGGGGGGCCTGGTGTATGCGGGCGCTGAGGGGCGCAGGGTGCGTGAGGTGGCTAATACGGCGCAGGTTGCGCACGATCAGGCTACGCGTGCGATGCGCGAGTTGGAGGACGCGCGGGGGCGGACGGCGCAGGATTTGCAGTCGTTGCGTTCGACGTTGCAGACGTCGCAGGCGGACGTGCATCGCGCCCGGTTGATGTTCTCGTCGTCGGAGAAGGACCCGAAGTCGTATTTCCGTGATATTGGCGTGGAGCCGCCGTTGAATGCTGTGTATGAGCAGCGGGGTGCGGATGGGCTGGTCGAGTATAGGTTCCGGTGGGATGGCCGGGATTGGGTGCAATTCGCTTTAGCATCATCGAGTATTCACGTGGAGTCGGATTTGTGGACTCGCGTGTTGCAGGTGGCGGGGGATGCGACGATTAGCGGGAACTTGTTGGCTGGCGGGTCGGTGACGGCGGATAAGGTTGTTGCGTCGAAGGAATTGTCTGCGAAGGTTGCGAAGTTTGATGAGTCTGTGGTGTCGAAGTTGCGGGCTGAGAAGGCTGTGATTTCGGGTGACCTGATTGCGGATAATTTGATTGGTAAGACTATTGAGGGCGGGCGAGTGAGTGTAGAGGCGTCGAGTACGAATGGTGCGCGCCGACTGTCATTGCGACCCGCTGATGATACTGGTCTGCCGGTTATCTTGTTTCAGTTCAAGGGGAATGACGACAATTGGTACCCTAAGGTCGTGATGGGGCCGGAGGGCATGAATGTGTTTGTAGGGCTTCCGGGCGAGAGGCCGACGTTTATGTCGTGGTTGGATATGGGGGCGGCCCCGTATTACAGGTATGCGTCCGGGAAGGTGAACATTGCGCTCAAGCGGACGTTGGAGAAAGTCGCGTTGGGGGCCGACACGTCTGCGCGCGGTAAGCAGGTGCGTGTTGTTGGCGGGAATGGTTTGATTGTTCCTCGCGCGGGCCGGTATAGGGTGACTGGCTGGGTGTGTGCGGCTGTTCACGCGTGGGATACGGTGATCGAGGCGGCGTTGTTGCGCGGTAATGCTATTGATGCCGCGTGGGGCGACTTGTATTCGTATGCGACTGCGCCGGATAAGCGTTATGCTACGCCGTCTTTTTCTGGCCTGGTTGATTTCCAAAATGGTGAGCGTATTGCGCTTGGCGTTAATTCGACGGCTGCGGCTGAGTTGAACGATTATCGTTTGGAGTTGGAGTTTATTACGCCGCTGTGACGGTGGCGGTGAGGGGGTTTGTTATGCCTGAGAATAGTATTAAGGGCGTTAAGTTGCCGCGTATTGATGAGCCGTTGTTGCCTGGTCTGCGGACGGCTTTTGACAGCGCGGGCCTGATTCAGGTTGCGACGTCTGTGGCGGCGGCTAAGGGCGCTGTGGATGACATGGTGAAGCATGGGGCTGCGCCGACTGTTTCTAATCCGGCTTACATGGATATTGGTTCGCAGTTGTATAAGGTTGATGGTAGTAAGTCTGGGGATGGTTCGTGGTTGTTGAAGGCCATGAATGAGGCTGAGATGGACTATCAGGTGTACAACGCGTCTGCTTTGTCGTATCCGGTTGGCGGCGGACAGTATTACAAGTATTATGGCGCGAATCTTCCGGTGCGTCCGTATAAGCGCGTGGTGTTGTCGTTTGTGACTGGCTGGGCTGCTGTTACGGGCGAGGTTGATTTGTATTTGTATATTAAGTCGTCGGGCACGGTGAGGTCGTCTTTTAATCCGAATAGTTCGGATAATCAGTCGAATGTTCTGGTTAATTTTGGGACGATTGAAGCGAATGAGGCTCCGCAGGTTGAGTGGGGTATTTACGGGCGCGGGTCTAATGGTGGGTCTGCGCGGTTTACTCATGATGGGTCGTATAACCGTTTTATGACGGTGGCGTTCCCGTTGTCGATGTGATGTGGTGAGGGGGTTTTGTGAGGGCGTCGGATGTTGAGTTGACTGTGTGGTCTGCGGTTGAGCTTGATGCGTTGTATCAGCGAGTGTTGGGCGAGTTTGGTCGTCGTGATGCGTTGAGGTTGGCGCAGGAGGCGGCTGTGAAGGCGGCTCAGGATTATGCTGCGGCGGTGCAGGATGAGCCCGCTAAGGATGTGGGGAAGCTGGATGCTGCGGCGACGATTGGTCCTGGTGAGCGCATTCTTGTTGATGGTGTGATGTGGAAGAATGTGGGTGTCCAGTGGTTGTCGCCGTTTACGCAGGGGCCGAAGGATTTTTGGCGTGGCTGGATGAAGTGTGATTCTGACGGCAAGGTTGTTGTTGGTGAGCATAAGCCTTGGGTGGCTGGCATGCATGTGTCTGAGGGGGATCAGTGTCAGCATGTGGGTCGCGTGTGGCGTTGTTTGAGTGAGCATGATTCGATGGTGGAGCTTGCGCCGGATAAGGCCCCGGCGTTGTGGCAGGCGATTGACTGATTGAGTGTGAAGGGGTTGTTATGGATTACGTTAACTTGAGTGCGGACTACGATATTTGGTCGGATAATTGCACGTCTGGGCGTGGCGGCTACGCGTTGGATCGTGTGGTGTTGCATCATAATGCGGGCGTGAGGTTGAGTCATTCTGCGGTGAATGGCGCGTTTGTGTCGAATGGGACGTCGGCGCATTACAATGTGGATGCTGATGGGTCTGTGTGTCAGTATGTGCATGACTGGGATACGGCTTATCATGCGGGAGATTGGGCTACTAATTGTCGCTCAATCGGAATTGAGCACGCAAACATTGGTGGCCCGTCTACGGGTTGGGCTATTTCTGGTGAGACGGTTGAGTCTGGCGCGCATTTGACTGCGGCTATTTGTGCGTCGTATGGGCTGGGGCGTCCGGAGTGGCGTGTGAATGTGTTTCCCCATTCTGATTTCTTTAGTACGGCTTGTCCTGCGGCGTTGCGTGATGAGTTGGCTGACGCTTATATGTCTCGCGCGCAGTATTGGTACGACCATTTGGGTGAGGCGGAAGGCCCTGGCTGGGTGAAGCAAGGTAATGGCTGGTGGTATCGCAAGTCGGACGGCGGCTGGGAGACGGGCTGGTTCCAAGTGAATGGCGACTGGTTCCTTGCGGATGAGAAGGGTTGGCTCAAGTCCGGCTGGGTGATCGAGAATGGCACTTGGTATTTCTTGCATCCCACGCATGACACGCGTTTTGGCGTGATGGAGACTGGCTGGGTCAAGGATGGCGAGGGCTGGTTCTATCTTGGCGATGACGGCAAGATGCGCACGGGCTGGCAGTTGGTGAAGGGCAAGTGGTATTACCTTGAGGCTAACGGTGTGATGCGTACTGGGTGGTTGTCTGAGGGCGGCCACCATTACTTTATGGACGACCAGGGGGCGATGTGTACGGGCGTTGTTCGCACACGCCTTGATGGTGCTTGTAGCGTGTTTGACGATCAGGGGCATTTGGTTGTTGGGCGCGTGGTGTTGGAGCAGGACGCGCAGGGCGTTTTGCAGGTTGTGAAGGAGGTTGCATGATGAGTGGTTTGTCGTCGCAGACTGTGTTTCCGTGGCGTGCGGTTGTGCGTACGGTGTTTCAGGTTGCGGTTGCTTTGGCGGCGTTGTTGCCGTTGGTGTTTGCGCAGGCTGGCGTGTCGGCGGCTGAGGCGTCTGGTTGGGCTGCGGTTGTGTTGGGCGTGTGTGCGACGGTCACTAGGGTGATGGCGATGCCTGAGGTTGAGGCGTTTCTGCGTGTGTGGTTGCCGTGGTTGGCGGCGCATGGCCCGGAGGTTGACGCTAAGGGGGACTGATGGTTATCGAGTTGTTGGCGTCGCCTGCGTTGTGGGCGGCGTTGGGTGGTCTTGGCGGCGTGGTGGTTACATTGGTGACGAAGCGTGCGGATCATAATCTTGATGCCTTGAAAGTCCTCGTGGATCGTTTGGAGCATGAGGTTGATGGTCTGTCGCAGCGTGTGGCGTCGCTTGAGGTAGAACGCGACACGCTGGGTCGCAGGTTGCGTGCGACGTTGGATTGGGCGCATAAGGTGTGGCGCTGGGGTCACGCTTTGATGGAGCTGCTTCCTGATGGGGTGGATGTGCCTCCTGTGCCTGAGGTTCCGCACGCGTTGGAGGATGAGTTCTAGTTCTCCCGCTGGGGGGGGGCGTGGTTGGGGTTTTCCTGGTTGCGCCCCCTGTTGCGTGTGGGGTGTGTTGTTGTTTGGAGTGTGATGTGTTGTGGCGGCAAGGTTGAGTGAGCTACACGGGGCCGTTGAGGGGTCTGTGCGGCCTGTGGAGCGGCGTTCGTGCAAGGTGGGGGCGTTTATCCGTTCTCTAGATTCGGAGGATGCTGAGTGGCTTTCTGGGGCGCTGGATGATCCTAGCGAGTCGTCGGCTGGTTTGCGTCGGACGTTGCGTGCGGCTGGTTTTGAGGTAGCTCGGTCGAGTTTGTCGGCGCATCGCCGGGGGGAGTGTTGTTGTTATGGGGTCGCTTAGGAGTGTGCATGAGCGCGTGAATGCGCCGGTTGCAGCTGAGGGTGCGAGGGTTGATGCGGGGAATGGTGCTCGCATTTTGACGTTGGATATTGAATGCAGTCCGACGGTGGCGCACGTGTGGGGCTTGTGGGATCAGAACGTGGGACTAAACCAGATTGTCGAAGATGGCCGCATGATTTGTTTTGCGGCTAAGTGGTATGGGGAGTCGCAGACGATGTTCTGGTCCGACGAGAAGGACGGGCATGAGGCGATGGTTGAGGCAGCGTGGAGGCTGCTGGATGAGTGTGACGTCCTGGTGTCGTTTAATGGCGTGAAGTACGACGTGAAGCATCTGAACCGCGAGTTTGTGCTGGCTGGGCTAGGTAAGCCTCGCCCATACCGAAATGTTGACTTGTTGCCGGTGGTGCGCCGGGAGTTCAAGTTCCCGTCGAACAAGCTGGACTACGTGGCGTCTCGCCTCGGGCTGGGCCATAAGGTCGCGCACGAGGGGCATGCACTGTGGGTTGCTTGCATGGAAGGCGACCGGGACGCGTGGCAGAGAATGGAAACATACAACCGTGGCGACGTCGAGCTGACCGAGGCGTTGTTCGACAGGCTGCGTCCGTGGTTGTCGTCGGCTGTCCACCTGGGCGTGTGGACCCAGGGCGAGGGCCTGTCGTGTCCGTCGTGTGGCGGCGTGGAGTATGAGGCGTGTGGCGAGGCGGTGTCTGCTGTGAGCGTGTTTGAGTGTTTCCGGTGCGTGTCGTGTGGTGGCGTGTTCCGTGGGGGGCGTGCTGTGCGGCGTGCTGCGTCTCGCCGTGTGGCTTAACGCACGGTAGGTTGGCGGGGGTGTGACCGTTTTTGGTTGCGCTCCCGCCGTTTTCTTTATGTTCTGTCCATCGTGTGACAGGGGTCATGCTGGTGCGGGGTGTTGCGTTAGGCTTGCAGTGTGGTAACGTTTGTTGTGCGGCAGTTGTTACCAATAATTTTCGGGGAGTGATGCAAGGTGTCGCAGCGGAAGATCGTGGATGAGGACGAAGCTCGCCGACTGCTGATTGATAAGGGGTGGACTTACCAGCAGATGATTGACCTGTACCGGGAGAAGTATGGGGTTGAGACGTCCACGTCTGTGTGGAGTCGTTTCTTGAAGCGTGCGGGTGAGCGTCGCATGCCTGAACCTTTGCCGCTGGCGACCCCCTGGCTGATGCGTGGGGAGAATCCTCGTAACGGGCAGTATAGGACGGCCCTACGGGCGCTGGCGACCATTGAGCAGGGTGGCGTGGCTGAGGGTGAGGGGCCGCGTTTGGCTGCTCGTCTGCGCCGTACTCTTGGGGCCGACAAGGTTGTTGATTATGATCGTGAGGCTAATGCGCTTGTGATCGTTCCTCGCCGTGAGGGCGTGGATAAGTGGTGGATTCGTGACCCGTTTCTGGACGATGAGGGTAACCCTGTTGTGGACTTGTCGCATGTGCGCGTGGCTGCTATTGAGGCGCATTTCGGCATGTGAGTGCGAGTTTGGTTCCTCCCCTTGGGGGCTATGACGTGAGTCATGGCCCCCCCTTTTTTGCGTGTTCGGCTTGCGTTCAGCATTTGGTTTGCGGTAGTCTTGCGGTGTTCGATGGTTCACGTCGGACACTTTCAACACACTTTCTACTGGAAGGGAGAAGGCTCGCATGGACGAGAAGCGGACCATTCGCAGGCTGTCGTATTCCAGCGCGGCACAGTACAGTGACTGTGCCGAACGCTGGCGGTTGTCTCGCGTGTACGGCCTGGACAAGGCGACGTACTGGGTGACGTTGATGGGTACGGCGGTGCATGAGGTGACGGAGGCGCGCGACCTTGATGAGGTTGGCCTCGCTACGGATAAGCATGCGCCGCTGCTGGACGAGGATGTGAGCAAGGCGTTTACGTTTGCGTTCGACCGAGAGAAGGCTCGCCGCCTGGAAGCGGGCACGACGATTAACGCGTCCGGGCGCACGCTCAAGACGGGCCTTGGTAAGGGCGGTGGCCCGAACAAGAAGGACGAGGAATGGGCGCGCCATTACGGGCCGATTATGGTCCAGAATTGGCTGGACTGGCGCAAGGCCAACAACTACAAGATTGCCCTGTTCGACGCGGCGGACGGGAAGATGGTCCCCGGCATCGAACTGAAGGTGTCGCATCCCCTTGGTGGCTACCCGTATGTTGGCTACGTTGACCGGATTCTCGTTGATGGGAATGGTGAGCTGCTTGTGGTGGACCTTAAGACGGGCAACCCTCCCCAGTCTACGACCCAGTTGAAGGCGTATGCGGCGCAGTTGCGTGCTGCTGGCGTGCCGGTTGTGAAGGCCGCGTACTGGATGGGCATGGACGGCGATGTGCTGGACTGGGTGCCGATGACTACGCGGAATGATGCTTACGTGGAGACGTGGCTGAATAATGTGGGGCGTGGTTTGGAGGCGGGGATTTTTCCTGCGTCGCCGGGCATGATGTGTAAGGCGTGCCCTGTCCGAGAGTATTGCTCTGCGGTTGGTGGCGAGCGTGCGGGTGAGATTCCGCCGATTACTGGCCCTGTCGAGTTTTTGGAGGTGGCATAATGGCGGTTCCCGAGCAGTCCCCGTGGCGGGATGACGTGGGCCGCGCGACGGCCCTGGCGGTGGATACCCCGGCTGAGGTGACGGTGACGATGAAGGCCGGGGGCGGGTATGACGCTCCGTGGATGGTTTTCCGAGGCTCCGTGGCGTCGGTTGAGCGCGCCCTTGAGGACGCGTTTGGCTGGCAGAACTGGGATCATGAGAAGGTTCCCATGTCAGATGCGGTCCTGTCTCTGGCGAAGGCCCTGAATGGCAAGTGGAACGTGGTTGACCAGCTTAGGGCGCGGGTGATCGTTGACGACGTGCCGGTGGACCTTGGTCTGCATGAGGGCGACGCGGATCGTCCGAAGGCCCCCACGGCGGACCCGCTGGAAGCCCTGTCGGATAACGAGAAGAATATTTACAACCTGGTTGCTGACGCGCAGGATGTTCCGACGCTGCAGGAGCTGTGGCGTCGCTACGGTACGGCGATGAATAACCAGCCGGTCCTGGTGGAAGCGTGGAAGGCCAGGGGCCGTGAGCTTGCGGCCTCCGCGAAGAAGAAGGGAGCGTGACGGACAGTGGCTTACGATGATCTGACTGAGCATTGGTCCGCGCTTCCGGTGGAGTTCCCCCTGAGTGTGGAGGAATTGTACGACCTTGCTATGGCGTTGCCGGATGGTAGTGAGGTGATGGCCGAGGCGGACGCGTGGCGGCGCGTCCAGTTGAAGGCCCGCATGAATCCTCGCGGCTAGTCTGCGAGGCTGTTAGAGGCGTTTCTAACACGGTTAGTTGCGCTGATACTGGCCCCCGTTGCGGGGCCGCACAGAACAGAACAAGAAAACAGATCGAACACCCCCATAAGCGTGGGGTGAGAACATGGAGAAAAACATGCAGCGTGTCGTCAAGATGCCTAACACTTCCAGCTACTTCCGTACCAAGGACGTGGAGAATGCCCGCGCGGTCCTCGTCGTCCCTCACAAGGTGAGCTTTGACGTGCCCACGAACTTTAACGGCATGGCGGGCACTCGCCACGAGGTTGAGATGGACGCGTGGGTTTTCCACACGCAGTCCGACGTTGAGAACGGTACGCCCGAGGAAATGCTTGGCGTGATCTGGGGCGCAAACAAGGGAATTGCCCGCGCTCTCAACGGCCAGATTGGCAACCTCGTCGGCCCGTTCCGTATCGTTAAGGAGTCTCAGAACGGTAAGTCGTTCTGGACGACCGTGGACCTTGGCGAGGGCGAGCCTGCGTGGAAGCCGGTGAATGAGTTCGCGGATGCCCTGTGTGCGAAGATGAGCGCCACGCCGGATGCGCCGTCGTTCAGTGACGAGCCGCTTATGCCGGACTTTGGAGCCTGACCTTAGCTCGTGGGACTGAACGTTTTCCAGTCCCTCCGTAAGGGCGTTTCCGGCCAGCAACCACTTCCCCACGTTCCCGCTTTCAAGGATTTGTATGAGGCGGGCGTGACCCCGAGGCAGGGGCAGGTGGTGATGGTTGCTGGCCGGTCGGGCTCGCAGAAGTCGGGGTTTGCCCTGTACTGGGTGGCCAGTATGGGGCTACCTACCCTGTATTTTTCTGCAGATATGGCGCCTTTTACGGCGGGCGTGAGATTGGCAAGTATCGCCACTGGCATGTCGTCTAAGGAAGTCGAAGCCATGATGGGCACAACGAACGGCAGGGCGCAGATCGAACAAGCAGCAGCATCGTTGCCTATTGAACTGTCGTTTGGTTCCCCGATTACGTGGGAACAAGTGGAGGACGAGCTTAACGCTTACGTAATGCTCCACAACATGTTCCCCAAGGTCGTGGTGTTCGATAACCTCATGGACTTTGCCGGGTGCGAGTCGGATTACGAAGCGCAAATGGGAGTCATGCAAGATGTAATTGCATTTGCGCGTACTACGGGGGCGACGGTGATCGTGTTGCACCATGCGTCGGATAAGACGCTGGATGCGAAGTCGAATCCTTGGAAGCCCCCCTCTCGGGACCAGATCAAGAATGGGCTGTCGGAGAAGCCTGAATTGACTCTGACGGTGGGTCTGGACCCAATCAATAAAGAGTTCTATGTCGCCTGCGTGAAGCAGCGTGATGGGTTTTGTGACCCGTCAGCATCGCGTTACGTCGGCTTGACGTGTGATCCGTCGCGGACCTGGTTTGGGGCGCGAGGGTGACACAGTGGAAGGAAGCGTGAGTCTGCGATGCCCTTTTGGCTGATAGTAATTCTGTCGATACTAGCGACTGTTATTGTCCTGCCCTTAGCCATTATTTTCCTTGAGGTGGTAGGGGCGTGGGCTGACCATGTGTTTGACCGGCTTGAGGCGGCTGCAGCGAGGTTCTGTTGGAAACATGGCTGGGATTTTTAAGTGGAAGGAATGAAAATGAGTGTGACAACGATAGGCGTCATTGTGGCCCTGTGGTGCAACGCCGCTACGGCGCTTGTTCTCCTGCAAGTACAGGCGCAACTGCGCGACTTGCGCAAGGCGTGGGCGCGGATCGAAGCATCCGACTTGGACCACGGCCTACGCCTGACCGTCGCAGAAAAGAATGTGAAGGACTTGAGGCGAGGTGCCCGCGAACTGTCCACGGTGGTCGGCATGATCGACCGCGACGTGCAGGAACTAAACGACGGCAAGTATCCGGGCAGTGCAGGCGACCATGAGGCGAGGTGCCTCGGTTGCTCTGCGTGCGTGAGGGGGGACTGTAGCTGATGCCAGTGTCAACATTGATCCTCCTCGGAGAGTACGCGATTATCGGCCTGATCGTCGGCTGGATGGGACGCGGCCTGTGGGACGAATGGAAGTGAGCGGCATGTTGATTGTCCAGATAGTAGCGACGACTATTTCACTGGTTGCGGCTGGTTTCTCGGTCGGGGTGGTAGTTCGCGGCTACCTCGAAAAGTGAGGGGATGTTATGACAAACCGAAACAAAGCCAAGGGCACAGCGTGGGAGACAGACGTCCGCAAATACCTGCGAGAACAGCAGCTTGACGTCGAACCACTCCGACAGCTGGGAACAGTGGACGAGGGCGACCTGGTCGTACGCACCCCGAACACGGACGCCCGCGTGGTCCTGGAAGCCAAGAACCGGGGGCAGGTGAGCCTCCCACAGTTCCTGCGCGAGGCGGCGGATGAATCCGCACTGTACGCCCACAACCGGGGCATCCCGCAAACTGACACGTTCGGCGTGGCAGTGGTCAAGGCTAGGCAGAAGCCAACCGGCCAGGCGTACGCGGTCCTAACTTTGGAGGATTTCGCGCGCCTCATGAAGCGCCTGTAACAGGGCGCTACACACAGAACCAGATCAACACACAACAACGGGGGTATCCACATGAGTGAATGGAATACGCGGACGGGCGATGGCGGTCGCCTCAAAGCCGTGCTGGACCACTTCAATGTGGACGCCCCCCACGGTTCAAGGAAGCTGGTGTGTCCCTTTCACGGGGATGTTAACGCCTCCCTCAGCATCGACTGGGGCAAGGGCTTGTGGCATTGTTTCGGCTGCGGGCGGGGCGGTGACTGGCTTTCTTGGATCATGGAGAAAACAGGAGGGTCTTTCAAAGATGCCAAACGTTATGCAGCCGCTACCGGACTCGATGGTGGCGGAACTGGCGGCGAGGGCCGCGCACTACCAGCAGCAGGCCGATGGGGCCAGAACGTATCTACAGGCGCGGGGTCTCAGCGTCGCAACGTGCGAAGCCGCGCGACTCGGCTACGCTGGTGAACCCTATCCGGGTGACGAACAATACCAGGGATGCCTGGTAATCCCCCACATGAATATGGACGGGGTGACGACGGGAATACGGTTCCGACGCCTTGACGGCAGGGAACCAAAATACACAAGCCGCTCTGGCGAACGATTCAACATCTACAACCTGAATGGCGTAGCCGGGGCGAGGGTCGCTCACATCGCTGAGGGCGAGCTGGACACGCTAAGCCTCGTAGAGTGCGGCCTGGCCGCGTGCGGCATGCCCGGCGCATCCTACTGGACGCCATGGATGGGACTCGCATTCGCCGGATGTGAACAGGTGTACGTGTGGGCTGACGGGGACGAGGCGGGCGACCGCCTGGCCGATGCTGTGACGGACAGCCTGCAACAGGCAGTACGGGTGACGGTGCCTCGCGGCGCGGATGTGAACAGTCTCCTCGTGGAAGGGGGTGCGGCATGCGTGACTGGTTTGATCCCTCGCTGAATATCGACGGGCCTATGACGGCTGACCATGTGCGAGAACTACTCGCAGTGGAACCCCCCGCACTGGACGCCATTTCGGACGACCTGCCGGGCCAGGCCCCTATGTTGTGGCGGGCGTTCCGCAAGGGCATGGACTGGTTCTGTCGTCGCTCTCGTGTGCCTCGTGAGGAGGTTATGGGCTGGCTGTACTTGAAGGCGTTCGACCGTGCTCATTACGTCGCGGACAAGTGGAACGTTGCGGGCGAGGCCGGTCTGGTGAATTGCCTGAGTGAGCTGCTATTCCGTGACTACCCGGACTACAAGCATCACGAACACGAGGTGCCGTGGGCTTTCGATGCAGGCGTTGACGAACTTGGATAGGAGGCAAAAATGCGATACACCCCCGGAATGATTGTGAAGCTACTGCCGCTTGCGTTCGACAAGCAGCGCGGATGGGGCGTGAGCCTATCTGAGACGCACATTGAGGACGGCATGCCTAAGGGTAAGCGTGACCCGTCCGAGGGCGGTGACATGATGGCCTTGTGTGCGGACGCGCAGCGCGCTTACTGGCACTTGTCTCAGGATGACAGGAACGTGATTGGTAATCGTCCGATTCTGGACGTGGAGCAGGAGCGCGTGGCGCAGGCGCTTGGTATGGATGTTGCGACTGTGCGACGCCATGAGTTCCGTATCGTGCGTGAGATGTGCGAGTTCCTAAATGGATGCCCGCTGGATGATGGGCTGGATGATGATCCTATGGAGGTGACCCTGTGAGTGGTCTGGTGAGTGAGCGTCTTAACGTGATTGAGCGTGGCCTTGAGGCTGAGATAGTGGAGTGCGGGGAGGCGGTGGCTGCTGCTAATACGCTGCTCCATGTGGCGCGCAGGCTTGCCGCCCCGGACTCGCTTGACAGTTGGGAGGCGACGTTGCGTTCTGTGCGCGCCTGTTTCCAGAGTCGTCAATTTGAGTGTCGTGTGGCGTTGGCGCGGTGTGCTCACGCTCGCGCTCGTGACGCGATGGATGCGGATTCGTCTGCGACGGGCGAGCCTCCGGCCCCTCCGGTTGCCTCCAATGATGCCAGTTAATTCTGCGTTCACCCGCTTCCCCCCGCTCCCAGCTGCCTTACG